GACAACTTCGTTTTCCATCACTTCATCCTTTTCATTTGTTCCAAAGTCATTTTGATCATCTCCTTGCGCTCGGGCATGGGCCGGTTGTGCAATCTGTTTGCCATTTCAACATTCAGATTAGACATCTTAACAGGGGCTATCGGTGCGCCTGGTCGGTCAAACTCTTGCACCGTAGCCAACTGACCACGCAACCGGTCTCGGTGCGCTTCTTTCTTCTTGTTCCACTCTTGCTGTGCATACTTAACATCCGAATGCCCCATCTCGATTGAATCGGTGCGCTTTAAGTGCTCGCGCCATTGTTTCCTGCCCTCAATCATCACCCCATCAGGGGACATAAAGGGGGCAATATCGCCCATGACCGAGGCCATCGATTCGTTTCGGTACTCGCCCCGCGTGACTTCGTAAGCCTCGCTGCCATCTGATGGATAAACCCAAGTACGTTTCATAGTAAACCCAAGAGTGTTTCGAAATCTTCTTCATCTTGTTCAAACTCAATCCGCTTTTTCAGCGTTTCAATCTGAACCATGACAGCATCATAAGTGATTACAGTTTGCGCCGCAATATCTATTGTTTGGGCTGGGGCGCTGGTGATCTTCTCCCGCTGGTCAGGCGGCAGACCAAACAGCGCTGTCTTGATTTTTTCCCTGCGCTTGGCCTCTTGCTTCTTTTCCTGCTCCCAAGCCTTGTCGCGCTCATCAAACCCAAAATGCCCACCTAGTAAGACTTCGCTTGGTGGTGGCGGCGCTGCCGCTGGGCCAATCGTGGCAAAGGGAAGCTCGGCAAATGCGGCATACCCAAACACTTATGCCCCCCACTTAGCCGCTAGTCCATCCGCGTAAGTCTTGTTAACAATGTCTGTGCTTGCGCTTGGCGCTGTGCTGATCGTGCCTGTGGTCAAGGCCACCGAGGTTATATCGGTGTTTGCCCCACTCTTTGCCGCCGTAAGGTTAGTCCTAGCATCTGCTGCGGTTGTGCCGCCAGTGCCGCCATTAGCCACCGCCACAGTGCCGGTGACATTAGATGCCGTGCCTGTGGTGTTTTGATTAAGGGTTGGTATATCAGATGCAACAATAGCCCTAAAGATTGGAACTCCATCAGCGGCATTGGGTGCTGCCAATATATATTTAGCCGTTTTAGATGCGTAAGGATTTAAGGTATCGCCATAATTTGCCGCCAAGCTTATTGCCGGTGTTGCGCCACCTGTTGACGAAACAGGTGATGTGCCGCCAACCGAGGTAACTGTTCCAACGCTTGCTGAGCCGCCCAACGATGTGGCAACGCCATTTATTGTGATTGAGGAGTAAGTTAAGGCGCTGTTTGGTATTGATGTTAAGCCTGAGCCTGACCCCGAAAATGACGTAGCCGTAATTGTTGTGCCTGTAATGGCTTTGGGCGTAATCCCGCCAATTACCAAGTTATCCAATGTGCCTGTATTGGTAGGCGCTATCTCAATCGATCCTGTCCCTGTGGGCTTCATGTGGACGTGGCCTGTCCCTGTGGGGCTTATATCGACTTGGGCATTTGAGCCGTTAATGTTGGTTGAGACATTTAGCGTCAAGTTATCGCCACCGCCTGCACCCATGCTTAACTGCGTTGTACCTGATGCGTTTTTAAGGGATAACCCTGCCGAGTTAGTGGCCTGAACTGTTGGAGTAGATAGGCTTGTGAGGGTAGCCGTTCCACCTGTAATCGTCACCGAATTGGCGTTTTGGGTAGACATTGTTCCCAAGCCGCTAATGTCAGTATTGCTTAACGTGACTTCGCCAAATTTGCCAGCCACCGAAATAACTGTTTTACCAGCAGGCAAGGTAACAAACACATCTTTTGTGCCTGCCGTCAATAAAAGCTTAGACCCGCCGTTAGATGAGCTTAAAACAGTATCGCGGCTTAACGTATTGGAAAGATACGTCCCAATGCCTACCTCCCATTCGGTAGTCCCTTGGATCGTGTAATAAGTTGTGTTGTTGTTGCCAACCGCTGTAAATGCTTGAAACCCAGCCACCGCGCCATCAAGAGATAACGTGCCTGTTCCTGTCGTGGTGGTGGTTTCCCTAACCCTGTCCGCTATGACAAAGCTCATACCGCAATCTCAACACCCGCCGCCCGACCATCAGGCCCACGAATAATGCGCTTAGGTGCGCTGATCGCCTGCATTACGCCGGTAATCTGTCCAAGGGTTTGACCATGCATATCAGCAAGGCGGTTAATTGCTTCACTCATGCCGTCACCCAAAGTAGCGTCAAGCGCCTCAGATGCCGCCATTTGTGCGCTTAAGGCCGCTTGATCGAGGCCAGCTTTTGCACCAATTTGAGCCACAAGGACTTTAGTCGCTGCATCAAGCTCTGCTTTCCATCGTTCATATTCTTCCTTTCCAGCCATTTCACGGGCTTTTATCTGCATTTCGTTATTCTGTTTAGCCGCTTCAAACTCGGCTTTCATCTGCTGCAACTGCATTTCGGCCTGCACCTTGGCTTGTTGCATCTGCATATCAAGCTGGGCTTTGACTTGCGTCATCTGTGCGTCAGCCTGCATTTTCATCTGCTCAGTCTGTGCCTGTGCTTGCATCCGCATCTGTTCAGCTTGCTGGTCAGCCTGTAGCTTCATCATCTCGGGATTCTGCTGTGGCTGTTGTGCCGCTTGCGCCGCCTTATCAGTCAAGGCTTTCATGGCTTGCTCAATTGCGCCCTCCATCCCTCGACCCGCCCTAAATCTGCGAACAAGGAATAAAAGCATTTCTGACATCATGGGCAACAACTCAGGTACGCCCTGCATGATAGGCAATGAGCTTTGCAGGAATGAGCCAATGGTCTCCACCGCTTCAGCCGCTGCTTGCTTTTCTGCTTGCTCATCAATCTGAGCCAAGCTATCAGCCTCGACTTGGATGTGGAAGTCCCTTATTGTGCTGTTGGACAGCATTTGGATCGCCGCCTGCAACAACTCAGGGTTTTGACCGTCTTGCGTGTTCATCACGCCCGACATCTCAACAATCAACTCAGGTGGGTAAAACTTGCAAATGATCTGCGCTTTAAGCCTAAACACATCTGTGGCAAACCGCGCCACATCGCCTTGGGCGCTACGCAAACGCAAGCTACCAAAGTTGGCCTTGAGCTGTTGAGCACCAAGGGTTTCTTGGGCTTTGGACGATCCGCGCAGAATGTCCGATATGCCCATGATCTCGTAGATCGACTGCTTGACCTGTTCCCGAGCCGCATACAACTCTCGCAAGGTCACAATGATCTGCGAGGTGTCCATCATGTCAATAGCGCCTTTTAAGCCGCCTTTTTCTGACATTGCCGCCCAACCGGTCACAGGGAATAGCTTGTTGTCCACGCCCTCGCTGAACATCCGCGCCAGCTCTTTAAACTCAGCATTAAACACACCAACCGCCTTACAAGCCTTGGTCAGCAAGTAAATGCGTTGTGTTAAGTTGTCTAGTTCTTGCGCCTGATCCTCGTATTCGCAGTAATCAGGAATTGGAATCATCGTCCCTGTGGTGGTGGTCGCCAACAAGGGTTTGGGGCAAGGGAAGAATTCTTCTAACTCTAAGGGGTCGTCCCTCTCATCTAGCGCCTGTGGATAACCTTTGGCAATCCAGCAAACCTTACCGCTGCGCTTATTCCAAATCTCATAGACCTTGGCTTTTTTGTCATAGGTCATCTTGGCGGTCAAGGGATTCTTGCCGTCCATGTCGGTGTTTTGGCTAGTCAGGCTTACGTTTTTAAATACGTCACCAAAGCGCTCAACGCCCTCCTCTTTGGTCATGTAGACCGCCCGAGCTACCCACCAAACCTCGTCCCATGTGCGAGCTGGTGAATGCAAGAAGTCAGCCCAGTAGACGTAATCAATGGGGCTGTGGGCGGCATCAATGCGCTCGACAGGCTCTTCCACTACGTCATAAACTTGCGCTTCTTCTGATTCTTTGCTTTCAATCTCAGGGCTACCGCCAACAATGATCGGCTCGTAGCGTATCCATGCTGTGCCGCGACCAGGCAGCAATCTATCCTCCACCACCCCACGCATTGCATTGTCAAAGTCAGCAAATTGGGTGGTCTCATACTCCATCACCCTCTCAAGCATTGTTGAGGCAAGGCGACCTACAGGGTCTTGATCGGAGAATCGGCGCGATACCTCGGGCTTGGCTTGTCTGCCGTAAAGCGATGGAAACAGAACTTGAATGTTTGACCACAGGATGTTGAACTTCATCCTTGGCATCTCTATGGCATCTCGTTCATCCCGATAGCGCTTGACAACCTTTTGACCGCGCTTTTCCCATTTATCAAATGTTTTTTGGGCGGTCTCAATCTGATCGTGCCAATAAGGGCCAGCATCTTCGCCCTCATATGCGCCTGTTTCTTCGTACATGATCAATTACCTGAGGCAAAGAAGAATGTCACATCAAGCACATTGCCCTCGGTGAAATATAGGCTTGACCCAATGTTGGCGGGGAATCGGTGAAACCCAATGGCAGGGGTAATTGTCCCTGAGACAACCGTGCCACTTGCGCCACCATCGGTTAGCACCATTGTGCCTGCGGTGGTGTTATTGACGTAGAAACCAATCAACTGGCATGGGCCTGTTGTGACTGCACCTGATGCTGTCATGTTTTTATATGCACCTACTTCTGCTACTGGCTGGCTCATATTCGCTCCTCTTTATGTTGCATCTCATAATCCCACAGCTCATCAAGAGTGATGGTTTGCAGGGTCTTGCCCTTGGGCGGTGTCTGATCTTTTGCTTCTTGTCTATAAGCTACTGCAAGCATTCTAAACGCATCTGCGGGGTGTGAGCACCAGTCATGGCGAGGTGTTTGACGAAAAGTTTTCTTATCTTCATCATATTCCCGCTGATATTGCCTTAACGCTTCTAGCCCCTCATCGCAGCTTGTGTCAAACCAGCATATCGGCAGAATCATCCGCACCGCTTGTATGCCGTCTTGTATGCCAATCTCAGGCACGATGGCTAATTTACTCAAACCACCAAGGTGCGCCGCCAGCTGCTCGACAATAGACTTACCCCCTGAGGCCAGCGTTTTAGCCCTTGCGTCATGCGGTAGGTAATGCTTGGTATATCGATAACCCTTAGAGTTAACAACGCTTGCAATTTCCTCAATGCTTGCGCCGCTGACAGCGTAATAGTCCATTACCCTGATCTCGCCCCTGACCACTTGATACCACCAAATAGCGGTGTCGTCCCGATAACCCAAGTCCCATGCGGTGTAAACAGGCGACTCAGGTTCAAATGGCAGCTCACAAATCCTGCCTGCGTCTTGGGCTTGGCGCATCTCTTGCCCATAAAACGCCCCAAGAATGGCGGCATCAAAGCTGCACTCGTACTCTTGATCGTATTGGTCTTGGCTTAACTGAGACCGAGCCGCTTCTAATTCTGAGTCGGGCAATAGCTTGGATACCGAGGCCGGTAGCCTTAAAAGAAACCAATCAGGCACTACTTGGCTAACCTTGTAGATGTCGTGAAACTGATTCTTGCCCTTAGGCGTACCACCAAAGACCGCCCAACCTAGCCGGTCTGACAATGTGGGTCGAATGACGTTACCCCAAACGCTAGGCTTAAAGTCACCGTATTCGTCAAGGTATACGCCGTTAAAACCCAATCCCCGCATAGCGTCTGCGTTATCTGAGCCAAACAGCATGATCTTTGCACCATTTACCAGCTCCACCGACAAGTCAGATTCATTGGTGGCTTTGGTTACCGGTGCGGCGTAAAACTTAAGGTAATCCCATGCCACTCGCTTGGCCTGGCTTCTGAAAGGTGCAATGTAGGCATATTGGGCTGATCTGTTGCCCTCAGTGATAGCTCGCTTGATCAGGTCGTTGATTGCCGCTACTGTCTTACCAGCTCTACGGTGTGCGACTAAACAAGACCAGCGCTCGGTGCGCTCATGGAATGGCATGAATGCCGCCCTTGGGCTGTAGGGCAGTATTACTTCACGCCGCCCCATGTCACCACCATTTCTACTGGGCCATCATCTTTGCCAGTTAGCTCTGTCCTTGCCAATTTGGGTACATGGTATTCAACTACCGATTGAAATAGCTCAAAGGCTTTGGCAGGGTTTGGCTTTGTATCCTCATAGCCATTAGCGACCTGATCTAGCCACTCTGTTAGTCGGTGGGCATTACCATCCACGAACATTGCTATCGCTTCCCTAGCCTGTGCTGTAGCCTTATTAGGGATGCCTTTCTTGCGTCCTGCTCTGTTTAAGTTGTCCTCAACAGTTTTCGACACTTTATTGGTAGTTTTGTTCATTATTAAAACTTTAGGTTAATTTGTGGCAATCAAACATCGACCGTCTCTTTCATTTTGATTAGTCCATTAAGCATCCTGCTCTTGGTATTAAACCATTGCTTGCTGAAGTCGCAGTTTTGGTAATGGTCAAACTCAGGGATGCCTAGCGTGTAGTGGGCAATCTTGGCGTTCTTGTTCTCTTGCTCGCCCACCAGCACGTTCCATTCTTTCGGTAGCTCACCGATAAGCGAATCAGGCAACCAACCGAATCGGTGAAGCTCTGAGCCACTGTGGTCGTCCACAAAATCAGGCGTTAACACCTTGTTTCTTGGGTGATCGCAATTCCAAAGTATTAAACTTGACCAATTTTTTCGGGGATAATCTCGATTCGCCGATTCCATTGGTGTACCGATATATTTCCTTGGGTGCTTGGTCTGATACTCATGCTTGACCACTTGCACCGCCTTGGTCGGGTCAAATAGCTTGTTAAGGTTGTCTATGTTAGCAAGCATCAGCATATCGCTTGCATCCATAAATATTGCCCTACCTGTGAAATTGGTGAAGTAAGGGACTAGAAACCGCTGATAGGTGAATGCGTTTGTGCCGTCCCGCTGTGTGCCGTGCAAAGGCGTTATGGCTACTGGTTCGCTGGTTCGCTCAATCAGGCTTTGGCAGAACACATGGTAGCCAATAGCCTCCCTTGGGTCATAACCAGCAAATATCCTGATCATTTCAGCGTCAGTTTGTACAGGGTTGTATCAATCAGCGCCGCTATCTCATCCACGATGTTTTGCAGCTGGGTGTCATCAGGCAAAGCCTCGCGGTTTTTGTAAACGTAATCTTTAATGCTGGTCAGATACTTAACAGGGTCTTTGGCATTGTGGAAGTTCTCAGGAAAATCCTTGATCTTCTCGTAGCACCCCGCGTAAGCCTCGGCATAAGTATCAGCCAGCTCAAGAATCTCGGTGTAGTAAGCCCCCAGCGCCATGTGGACTGCAAAAGAATCAGTCGCCAAGTGCATGAAATGTGTCACGGTGCTACTGTGAAACAGCGTGGAAATAAAGTCGGCAACGTCTTTTTTCATATCTACCCTAAAAAAAGCAGGGGTCAATGCCCCTGCGAATGAGACAACTGCGGATCAATTGTAAACGCTGGAATGGGTACGTCAACAGGCCAAGAGTCTTGATCACAAAGTTTTGCAATGGTAGCAATGTGGGCGTGATGCCATTTTCTTTGCCTCTCCTCTTTGCTTAACTCTTTGCCTTGGTCAATCTCATAATGGCATTTAAGGCACAAAGCCGCTACTAAGTTGTCGTCAGCCTTGACCCCTCGACCTTTGCCGCCACCCCAATTGGTGTGCGCCGCCTGCACCATATTGCCTGACCCGCAGGCTTGGCAATCAAGCCCCGCCACCAGCTTTAACAGCTTTTTGCTTCTTATGTATTGGTGTTTTGCGTACAATTATTGTCTCCAATGTAGTAAATCTGTGTTCGTTGGCGCACTCTAAACGCCGCTTGCGTGTGTTTCCTGTTGAAGTTTTCGTTTCTTTGACAATTGTCCAAGTCCCAAATTCGGGACATTTCATTGGTGCGCCTTGTCCTGCATTCGGTTGGTGGCCTCGCGTGTGCGCCAAATCTCTATGTCAAGCCTAGCCGCCTCAATCTGCCACTTTAGCGTCTCTTCTTTTTCAATTGCCGCAGCCAATCCCCTTAACAGTTTGGCATAAACAGGGTCTGCGTATGCTTCCCTTTCTTGTGCGTTTGCCGCCTCAAAGCCCATTTCTAGGGCATCTTTCATCAACAAGGCTTTTTGGCTTTTGCGAAATTCCTCAAGGTAAACCCGCTGGGCTTTTGCTTCGCCGTAAGCCGGCGCTTTGTCTCTAATGGCTTGCGCCGCTTCTTCGGGTTTCATTTCAATACTCCAATCATGCGTAGAGCCGCGTCAGGGCTATCAACCCTCGCCAGCGTACCTCCACCCCAACTTTCAAAAAAGTCTTGTTGTAGGGCTGTTAAACGCTTTTTAGCGTCTGTTTTAATCTCCACCAAGAACGTATGCCCTTTGTAACCAACCAAAAGATCAACTGGCAGGCCAATAATCCAAACGTAAGCGCCAGCAGCTCGTAAAGCAACCACGATTTGATCTTGGTTTGCGTCCACCCTTTTAGCGTGTCTCATTCATTCGCTTTCTTAGATCAACGGCGGCTGCTGATCCACGGCGTTTTTCTATGTCTAAGTAAACCTGTGACCACCATGCCGATGCTTTGATTTTCCCAAGGTCTTTCACTTTCTTGCGGTATCTCTGCACCCACTCCCGCGCTTCCATTGTCCTCATAGTCTCCAGTAAGTCTAAGCGCTGCTGTGGTGTCAACGTAGCTAAGTTGGTGGGTTTCTTTGTGCTGGTCAAGGAATCGGTTTGCTTCAATTCGGTCATTCATTAAAATATCTCCTGGTCATCTTGCCAATGCTTAACAGGTCGGACATTCTTAAAAATTTCTTTTAAATCGGGCGCTTTGTAAGCTTCTTTTTGCCATTGGTGCTTAGAACACTTAGGTTTTTCGCCATCCATATGGACTGACCAGCGGTTTTGGCAACCGTGGACTGAGCACATAAGGCGCTGAATGTCATCAAAAGAATCATCTTTCTGCTGAGTAAATTTAGTGATTGCCATGATATTTTCCCTCTACGATTTTTGCAAAATTGCTTGGTTTAAGAATCCACTCAAGATCGGCAACAAAAGCCCGACCATCCTTGCTGTTGACCCTGCCGGTCAAA